GTCCTATCATTCCTCGCTCTACAAAGCCACCTTCTTCCTCTCTTTTCTTCTTATACTCACTGGTGGTTGAGATTGGTGCAGTTAGTATTTCTGACAATGACTCTCTAACACCATTTATGGTCAATACATTATTAAGCTTTTCTCCTTTGTATTCACCTGTTCTTGCTGCGACTTTATAGTCGTTTCTTATCTCTGAATTTATCTCATCTAGAACAGATATAGGAACAACCTTTTCATCTTTATATCCTTTTTTCAATCTCATATAGTTTTTTGCTCTTTCTTTTGCTTCATATAACTTACCTAATTCAATAGCTATTTCTTTCCATTCATCTAAACCTTGTTTAATATAACCTGATACTACAAATCTATTATATTCTTTGCTATACTTATTGTAAAGTATGTTTGCTCTATATTGTGGTGTCATAGTTTCTCTATTTCTTGTTTAACTTCAATCCACCATCTTTGTCTGATATTAGGAACTTCAAAATGTGTTTCATATATTAACTCATCAACTGCTATTAATGCACATTGTTTTAGTTGATTATCAAATACAATAGGGTTCATAAAATCTTTATTTAATAAATCATCATACTTGCTGTATAGTTCATCTGCTATTTCTCTTGGTGTCATAATCCTTTTTCTTTTTTATAAATTTCTAATAGTTCTTTTATTGTATGTGGTTTGGTTTCATCAGTATCTCCAAAGGTTTTATAACAATCTAAATCTACTCTCAATGTATTATCCGCAAACCACTCTGCAAATCCAATAGCAAATTCATAAGCTATTATTACTAAAATATATTTCATAAGTTCACTTGTATTTTCATTATTGAACAACTTGTTTTGTGATTATCATTTTCTAAATTGCAATGTTTACATTTACCATTTGCCCAAAACATATCACAATTATCTGCATCACTTTCTCTATTAAAACTTCCCCAACTTTGGCAAAAAGTACTAGATTTTGCCGTAAACCTATAACAGTAATCTTTTGAAGGGCATAAACTATCACTACATTTTGCTATATCTGCCATAATATTAAAGTTTAATGTTTTTATTCATTCTATATACTGCTTGTAATCTTTCTATAATTATTTCTTGGTGTTCTTTACCTTCTGTTTCTATTAGTAATTGTTGTATGTTGTTTACTATGTTGTAATTGTTTCTTGGTTTTTGTAAGTTAGTAATCGTTTCTTGCAAGTTTTCTATTTCATCAGTTAGCTTCATTACATCTATTTGTAAACTTTGTATTAATTCATCTTTAGTCATATCTAATATATCTGGTGTTGCATAATTTAATCTTTGCATTATTTGTTTTCTAAATAACTTTAGTGTTGGATTAAATTGTTCAAACATATCATAGTTCTTTAATGAATGTAATACTGTTGCGTGGTCTTTTCCTACTGAAGCACCAATAGATTTTAATGATTTCTTTTTATCTATTTGTTTTAATACTTTATAATAGATTGCACGTGCTTCTATTGTTTCTCTTTTACGTGTAACTTCATTTATATCTACACCTGTTATTTCTTGTATTGCTTTTTTTAATTGTAATGTTATTTGCGTTTCCATCTAATTTTTATTTTTTGTTTTTTACTTTGTTTTATTAATTCTGTTAGTATATTAAATAATACTATTTCTAATGCTAAATGTATTCCTTGACATTCTTCATATAATTCTTCTGCTTCATATTCTTTTAATATAAACCTTATTTGTTCAATAGTCATTCCTTGTTCTATTTCATATAAGGTAATATTATAGTGTTCTGTTGCTATATCATTCATTACAAAACCCCTCTTAAAACATATTGGTTTAAATCCATATCTTCTTCACCAAAGAAGTATTTATAGTTAGATATTGCTTGTTCTAACTTTGCTTCACCTTTTGCATAAAATTCATCACTACATTCAAAGATTGCTATATCTAAACTTCCTTTGTCTATTGCAACAAAAATAAAGTGGTCAACATCAAACATCTTTTTATATAAATATGCTTGTAAATCGTAGCTATATTTGTCTGCACTATATCTAAAGTCTTTAACACCTGTTGTAGTTTTTAAATCTATAATCATATTTGGCTTTAATATATCTGCTTTTGCTCTAAATGGAATGCCATCAATCATTTCAATAGCTGGTATTTCTGTTTGTGATTTACTCATTAAAGATACTACTTCATTGTTTTTCATTAGTGCATCAGTTAATCTTTCAGCATCATTGTATTCTTTTCTTGTGTATACTTCTAAACCTTGTTCTTTTGCAAGTTTGTATTCTTTTCCAGCTTTAGTTGCTACATCTACAATTACTAAATCATTTAGCTTATGTGGTTCTAATATCATTGTGTGGAATAGTTTACCATCACGTAATGCTTGGCTTTCATCACTACCATATTGTGTAACATATTTATAAGTTTTAGGTGAAGATATAAGCATCTTTGCTGATGAACTGCTTAATGCATTTTTACCTAAATAACCATAATAAAAACTATCATCATACATATTGTCTAATAGTTCTTGACGGTTCCATTGTTTGTTGTCAAATGTTGTTATCATATTATCTTATTTTAATGTTGTTTAATAAATCATAAGTGTTATCCATATCTAAAACTTCTCTAATTTGTTGTGCATAGTCATCTGATGCATTCCATTCGTTAATTAAATCTTGCTTAATTGAATTAAGTAATTTTATTTGATACATATTATTTTCATTTTGTAAAGATAAAAGTATATCTAATCTTGCTATAATTTGTGTTTTCATCTTAAATTACGTTTAAAAGGATTAATGAACCAGTGAAAAATACAACCCATAATAATAATGCTAATGCAAATTCTTTTAATAATGTTTTCATAATGTTTGTTTTTAATTGTTAATTGTTATACAAATATAATACTATTTTTTAATTATAAACAACTTATTAAAATTTTAACAAAACTTTAACATATAAAAAAGGATAGCTGTTAAACTATCCTTGATTTGCAAATCGCAATTTGTGTTGTATTGCTCTTATCTTATCATTTATCTTTTCATCATTTAAACCTTTTAAATATAATGCTTCCCTTTTCTTTAATAGATTTGTTAATATAAATTGTAATTGTAAAGTTTCAAACTTTATTTGTTGTTCTCTATCCATTGTGTTTGTTCTTGTCTTAAATGTTGTAATTCTCTTTCTAAATAATCTATTGCTTTTTCCAAGTCTTTTATTTCATCTTCTTTTTTTCCTGCTCTACAAATATATTTTAATACATTAAATCTAAAAAAATTTAAATTATAATCTAATGCTACATCTATTAAATCATATTCTTTTTTACAATTATAGTGTAGTGGTGTATTACTCATATTTTTTATTTTTAATTCTATTATTATTTCCTTTTAATGCTTCTTTAATTTTTAATTTTGTTTCATCACTTAATTTTTTACCCAATCTTATTTCTCTTAAATCTAAAACTGGTGTTTCAATAATTTTTTCAATACTCCAACCAAGACTAAATCTTTTATTAAAAGTATTTCTATTTATATTATATTTTTCGCATATATCTTGAATTACTAATGTTTCATTATTATATTCATAATATTTATTTCTTTTTGTATTTCTTAATTGAACTTCCATAGTAACCCATCTACAATTATTAGGTTCGTAATTTCCTTTACTTTCAATCCTATCAATGGTTAAATTTTTTTGCCATCCATTTTGAATACTCCAATTATAAAAATTAATAAAAGTTAACCATTCATCACATATATTAACGTGAACATAAAATTTATTTGATTTAACTCTTTGAGTTACATTGTTCCAAGTCTTGTAAAGTGGGTGTTTAGATAATCCGTGTTTTATCATATTTTTATATTTAAATTAATAATTACAAATATAATCAATATATTTTACATATTACCTTAAATGATATTTATTTTGTAAATCTTTTTGCGTGAAACTTATATAATTCCATTGTTTTTTTTAATCCTTCATATTCTGTAAATTCTGCATTTACATTGTTTTCTTTATAATAAAATACTTCATTGTAGTTACTTATTTGATATTTTATAATATTATATCTGTTTGCATTATTTGATGGCTTTAAAACGTATGCTAAATCATTTTTACAACATAGTGCCATTGCTTTTAAATCTTCTTCAGTTGGTGAAAATTTTACTTCTTTAACTTTAGCCATCTATTCTTAAAAATTCAGCATTAGCATTTTCTAAAAACCATTCTTTGTTTTCTTTGTACTTATCAATAACTGCATCAATCATTACCAGTTCATCTATTGTTGATGTTTGCAATTTAGTTATAATGTTATCTATTGAATTTAAAATGTTTGTAGTGATTTCTGGGTCTGTTTTATAAA